GCAATCGTCTGCTGGAAGCGCTCTAGGAACCGGCCTAGGAGCAGCTATCAGCCGTTGGCTCGGAGCTGGGGACTACACTGTCCAACAGAACTCCGTGGTGCAGTCCTCGCTTCGTGCGAGTAACTCCATACCAATGATGCACAACACCGGTCAAACCATCACGGTACGACACAAGGAATTCATCGCTACGATCAATGGTAGCAGCGCCTTTCAGGTGCAACGTTTCTTCGTCATTCAGCCAGGGGATCAGAATACGTTCCCTTGGATGAGTGGCGTAGCAAGCAAGTTCCAACAGTACCGCATCAAGGGCATGGTGTTCCACTACGTTCCCACGAGTGGTTACGCTGTGTCTGGTGCCAACCCAGCAATTGGGTCGGTGATGATGCAGACCAGTTATCGTGCAAACGACAACCCTCCAACGTCTAAGGTCGAGATGCTGAACGAGTACTGGGCGAGTGAGTCTTCACCGGCTGAAACTTTCTGCCATCCAATAGAATGCTCCCCCCAGGAAAACCCCTTCTCGATCCACTATGTACGCAACAACGCCATTGTGGCCAACGATTCACCCTTGTTATATGACTTGGGGGTAACGTATGTCGCAACTCAAGGCATGCAATCTAGTGGCAACCCCGTGGGTGACCTTTGGGTCACCTATGAGGTTGAACTTAGCAAACCGATCGTCGCATCGAGTGTCATCGACAACACGTCGTCCGCACTACTGTCCTCAACAACTGGGATCACTACCACTAACCCGTTGGGTACGCTCACGCTTTCAGCCTCTGGGCAAACCCTACCCATCACGGTTACTGGAGGCAAAACGATCCAATTTCCTACGGGACGTCTTGGTGACTACATGGTCACCATCGCATACTCCTTTTCCGGAGCGCTCACGAACTTCAACAATAGTCTGCCTAGTGTAACGTACGCCAATTGTGCGGCGTTGGCAGTCAATTCGGCTGGAGAATCGTCGGTCGGTCCAATGGTAGGGGGTGGCGGGGCAGTCAGTCAACCCAATTTCATTTTTGGTGTTCGGCTGGCCGACCCGTCCGTGACTGCGAGCGTCACACTTGGAACATTTGCTTGGACCGCTGGTACGCCGGCTGCCGTCTACATTACCATCACAAGCTTTTAGGGCTCTATATATATACATACATATTCATACATTCCTGCATATTTCATGTCTTGCATGTCTACATTTTGGAGTCCTCATTACAACACACTATGAAAATACAAATACCACACGCAGGGTCTGAACCCTTACGTGCGTACGTGGCTGCAGTAAACGAGCCAGCTGCAGTTTGGACAGCGTACGTACATCATGGGAGGCCGCGCTCATGCTTGTGCTCATAAAAATCCGGTGTGTTGTAGTGCATCGCGCTACACGCCAAACCTGATCAAGATCTGCCGGTCCAGCGGCACACCTCAGTACCACGGTACATCAGAAACTGGAACATGTTGATTAAAATCCTTTATGGTGGGGTATCAACGA